CCGGATGCTTTTAGGAAAAAGTTACTACTAACAGTATCTCCATCTAAACCTCCAGCTTGGGCATTAAGATGAGTCCCATCCCAAGTTAGATTATCTCCAGCTATAGTAGTTCCATCTGTATAAGCTAATTCTTTTGTAGCTTGTGCTGAAGCATATGCCCGTGAATACTGATCACCTGATATTACATATCCAGAGGGATGGTATAAACTTTTGGAGTTAGAAGAAAATGACCATAATATTTGTCCACTATTTTTTGTAAAAAAGTTACTGCTAATAGTGTCCCCAATTGGTCTTTGATTTATTTTTGTATTTATATTTCCAGACATATCAGAAAGTTTCTGAGAAGATTCCCAAAACCATTCTGCACCACTTATCGCATTACCAGATGCTCTGATAATACAAGTAACCATGTCATTATATTCAGTATGGGTTAATTCATCACTAAGATTTTTTGGTGGATAATTCCAACTCATAATTTATTCCAATAAATTTAATATTTTAAAAAACAATAAAAAAAATACATTAAGTCAATCAGAATAGATTCTTAAGCGGTGCTTATAAAAAGAAATTGCATTAAGAATCGATAATGAAAGACTCAGAACATTAAACATTATCTTCTTCTGTGTCTAATTTTAGACTGTCTTTCTATTTCTTTCTGTGCTTTATATCGTTCTTCAGCTTCCCAGATTATATGATGTTCAATAAATGATATGCTATCTGGATGCTCCTCACGTAATTTTCCAACTTCGTAAGGAGTTATGTGAAGAAATTCACATACCCTAGCTTCAAGCTGGCCTATCCCGGACTTTACGAAAGGTTTTCATTTCTTCATCCGGAATGCCAGTTCCTTTCTGAGTTTCCCTAATTAGTTCTGTGATGAAATTTTGGAGAGTTGCAAATGATACTTTTTCTGTCCAGAATTTAATGTCCAATTTTTTGTCAGTTGCCAAAGATGCAGCTAATTCAGGTAATTTATCATAAATGGATACCATTTTCTCTAAAGAATCTGTATCCATTCTTCCTTCATAAATAGCTGCTTCAGCTGATAATCTCATTATAGTCATCATCTCTTTTTGAGTTGGTCTCATAGCTCTAATTGTTCTTTTAGTTTCTGGGGATGAATTGAAAGTAACGTAGAGGACATCTTCCTCATAATCTCTCTCAAGTTTATCTCTTGTTGCTATTTGTTTAACAACTTCTTGAATATCCGTACCCTTCTTTTTATCTATTTTCTCCTTTAGCTCATCAAAATCTTTTTGGGATTTATTAGATTGTTCTTCTGCCATTTAATCTCCGATAATAAACATCTAACTTAAATTAGGTCCCCTTCATCCTTTATTCTAACAAAGGGCAAACTTCTTGAAATTGAGATAGCATATGGATATAAAACAGTAAAATCTACTGTACCTTCTGTGATATCTTCTGCGGTTCCAATAGAGAAATCAAAACCAGTACACTGACAGCTTCTCAAGTAAAAGTGTAGTGAATTAGGACCACAACTTCCAGAAACACTCATTGGTATTCCTTGAATCATTAGATTTACTAGTTTTCCTAAACCTGCACTATACATTTTACAGGCTGTTAATGAACCTTCTGCAGATAGAGCACCTGCTATGAAATAGTTACCTTTCTCCCCAACTAATTCTTGCTCCGCTGTTCCTTTTGAGAGTGTTAATGAAAAATCTGAAATTGCCAATGCTGAATGTGATAATTCATTTGCACCACCACTACCTAAGTAGATTTGTGCATCATCACCTTTATAAATTGTTGGACTTCCTGCCATTTTTTATCACCTCAACAATCCTGGATTACGCCATGAGTATAGACAATATTATAAGGAGCCATATGAGTAAAATCTATACTAGCTTCTGACACTGTATCTGCGTCTCCAATGCTTACATCATACCCAGTTGCCTGGCATGATACAAGATACCAACTTAAATATCTTTCAGCTGCTCCAATATCAGCATCTGTAGAAATAGTTCCTGAAATTGCAAGATATTGATAAGTTCCATAATCTGTATCAACCATATTATCAAGCATATCATTTAATCCTGATGTAGCGAATTTACAAGATGTTAAAGAGCCATCTACTGATAATGAACCTTGGTCAAAATAATTACCTCGTTGTCCGATAAGATCTTGTTCTACAGTATCTCTACTGAGTGTTAAAGAGAAATCTCCTATACCGAATGCTGTATGAGTCTTACCAGTGAAAACTGGTGCACTGCCAGCTGCGTGGGCTGCTATATATACTTTTGCATTTTTTCCTGTTACCGTTCCTGCCATAATTTTTTACCTATTATCTATTAACATTATAACATACTAACTTAACATTAATCATCAAAGAAGGATGTATCGCTATAAGTTTGAATCTTTCGGTATAAACCAGTTTCATCATTATATGATTCTACATCAGATTCTTTAGTGCAATTGCCAGATATTAATACTTTAACAACTTCATCAGCTATTTGAATTGTTTCTAATCTGCTGTTTCTAGAATAAATATCAATTTGTATGCCGGATGTCTCCTTTCTCAACTTTGAACCTGCAGCCGATGTTCCATAACCTAGATATCCCATATCAGTTCCAGTTACTTGAGAAATTATTATACATGGGAATTCGTCTAAAGTTTTTGGCCATCCAACTTTTATCTTTCTAGTTGGGACATAAGCCGTTACTGAAGAGGAACTAATTAGGTATCCTCTTATTTTTCTAATTGTTTGTAAAGACATATTAAATATTATTTTTTATAACTGTTGCTAAATCACTTCGTATGGATTGTCTTAATTGCCATCTAACATAATCGGAATCTTTGGCACTTCTAAAATATGCCATTGGCTGTTGTATTAAAAATGATTTTCTAATTATAGGAGGTTTTCCTTGTTGTTTCCCAATTGGATAACCTGGTCCTTTAGTCATTACTACTAAAGATGTCCCAGTTAATTCTCCGCCAAATTCAACTACTGCTGCATGATTTGATATACAAGATATTGAGACCATATTATTATTTTCTGAATTAGTCATCCAACTACTCTCATTTGCAATAGCTCCTCCGGTTTGGGATAATCCAGGTTCTGCTGCCCAATTTCTTACATTCTCTCTGGCATAATGACCTAGTTTCTCAGCTGACTTAGTAAGAGCTTCAACTAGATTGGAATTGATTATTTTTTCTAGATTATTAACTTTATTTAGAATATTCTGTAACTCTTTTTTATCTAATTTAGTCTCAAATTTTAGTTTCATGCTATCAGCTGAAGTAAAGCAGTCTTATGGTGATGACTACTATCTATAATTACCTCTTTAACTCTATACAATTCATTACGATATGATATCTGACTATCTCTAACTATCGCTGCGGATGAGAGACAAAAACATTTATGTCTAACATTATCATATAAACCAGTTGTATCTATTCTCTCAGAAGCTGTTAATGGAGCTATTCTACATATAGTAGGTATGGATGATGAAGAATATACATAAGTCCATTCCCCAAGCATATTTTGGGATGAATATCTAGTTCTTAGATATATATGATTATTCAATAAACTTTCAAAAGTCATAATTCCTTAAAGATATTTCTTCGTGACAGAAGTGGCAAAGAGTCATTAGATTTTCTGGACTATGAGATCCTCCTTTACTAATTGGTATTTTATGATGACAATCTGCAAATCCTTTGCAATATCTACCACAACGTTGGCAGATATATCTATCCCTTTTAAATATGGAGTGTCTTAGACGATTCCAATTTTCTGGATACAAACTACTAGGTCTATAAGACATCTAATCATTAGCCTTCCAAAGACCAAATCTAACTAGTGTTGATCGATTCTTAAGCATATCTAATGCAAAATCTTCCCATGTTTTTGATATAGCATATGGAGACTGAACTACTCCTCTAGTTCCAAGTCCTAGTTCATAGGAATAATCGCCTAGAGTCTCCTTATTAAGTGTAAAATATTTTTTTGCTAAAGTTGGATTGAGAATAATTTTTGATGCAATTAATAGAAGACAGGGAATTCTAGCTTTTGCTGATGTGGTAACTGAATCACTAAAGTAAACAGCTTCTACCATATCTTCTACGGATTCTATCTTTAAAAGAAGTTCTGCAGTTCCTAAATCATTATAATCTAAAGGAGGTGTAAAAAAATTACGAACATCCTTTTCAGTAACATACTTTGGTGTATACATATCTAATCTGACATCTCCCCTATTCTCGGATCGACTTTTCTAATATCTACAGTTTTTCTTTTTCTTATAGTTGGATTAACTGGAAAAGGAAATTGTTTAATTTCATAAGTGCTTGGATTAGTTCTACCACCACCATCTGAACCTGATATTTCATAAATGGATTTTTCCTCATCAGTAAGTTTATTCTTATCCTCTAAGCCTTTTCTACGTTTAGTTTCAAAACTATCAGTGAAGAAAGCTTGATTTCCTTTTCCATGTAGAATAATAATCACCTACACTGAGGAATAAGTAGTTCTGGTTTTAAACAATGGGACAAAATAACTAGCTCCTGTTGGACCGAAAGTACTTCCAGATATAATACCGATTTTAAGCCATCCAGAACAACTTGGGGCAATTAGAAACATTCTACCCTGAGTGCCTCCAGTGGCGCTATAACCAGCCCAATCTTGAGTCATTCTACCAGATTCATGGAATATGAATCCTCTGCCATTTTTTTGGATTATTAACTTTTCAACTTCTAATACTGGAATATTTGTTTTTTCCATTAAATCACCTTTCTTAACTAGATAAGTTGGTGTTTACGTTGCTATATATTGGAATGTAATAAATAGCTCCTGTTGGTCCATATGTGCTACCAGAAATTATGTTTATACCGATATAACCTGATGAGCTTGCAGCTGGAAAAAATTTTTTATCTGCATTTGCATTATTGGATGAAATTCCAGTCCATGATTGACCTAATAGAACATTTTTACCATCGTTGTATATTAATAGTCCTCTACCATTTTTTGTAACTAAAAGATTTTCTACTTCTAATACAGGAATTTTAGCTCCTGGCATTATCAATCACCTTTATTTTCTCTTTTTACTCTAAATCTTGGTTTTTAACCAAACAATTTGAATAAATTGACATTAAACATAAATAAAAAATTGAGATAGCATCTAAAAAATTTGATGCTATTATTTATGATAGATTTTACATCCAGCGTTTTCTCTTAGAACATCAGTTCCGAATCTCATAGTTAGTGAAATACCAACTAGGTCATGGATAGGATCATCATATTGTTCAATTGTTAAGTCACGTCTCATGCAAATTGCGGCTAGATCTTGTTTTGAAAATACTAATGCTGTAACATCAGTTCCTGCAGTTGAATCTTCCCAGAGTGGAGATGCTGCATCTGTTGCTGTACATGTGTATGGTTTTAATCCCATTATTGTTTTACCTATGTCTCCTTGTCTTAAAGCCCCAGGACCACCAGCAAATGACACATATGCAAGATTTGAATCTTGTAACAGATATGCTTCTGCTGTTGGATGAAGAACTAATATGTCTGGAATGTAATTTTGTTTTTTGACCTTTCCAACTGCCTGAGCTATATCTGAAATAGATATGTGAGGTCCAGCTGGACTTAGTGAATTGGTTGATATTGCATAAGTTCCCTGTAAAATTTGATATAAGCACTGTCTGTTTAGAGCATTTTCCATTCTTGCTCCAGCTTTCTTCAATTCTAATTCAACTATATCGAATAAAGAATCTTCGATTAATTCATTGGTAATCAGTGGTCGTGTACCCCATTTTTCTATGGTGATATCTTGTTTTGAGTAAGTTTGGGTATCTATTGATATTTTTGCTCCTTCAGCTACTTTCGTAGCGTATGTTCCAGTTTCACCTTTAACAAATCTAATTGAATAGGTATCTGTTTTTATAACTGGAATTACTTCTCTCATGCATTTTACTGGCTCCATACCTTCTATAATTTTCTTATAGACCTCTTCTTGAACTAGAGTTGAATTTGTAATCGCATTAGCCTCAGATTGAAGCAATTTGTGGACATCTTCACCGACTGTTTTCTTGAAAGATTCCTTACTAAGCATCCTTGAACGCTCAGTATTTCCTGCAAAACCAAATTCTAATAATTTTGTTAACTTAGACATACTTTATTTCCTTACCTTTCTAAATAAACATTGATTTACATACATGGAATATAAATAATTACACTAAAAGAACTTTAACAGTTCCACCATCTGTGGCTTGTGTCTCGAGTGCTACTCCTATCTTATGGTTTATTGGAGTGTCTATAGCTGCATTAGATACTTTACCCTCAGAACCTGACACAAAGAGATCATCTCCAATGTTACACACACTCGTTCCTTTAACTATGCATCTTACTATATTTTTAGGTCCGTATACTGCAATTTTCTCTCCATCTGTTGCGTTATATGCTGCCACTCCAACAAAAGCATCAGTAGCGTTCTCTGCCACTTCAACTTCCATAGAGCTGGTTGTTCCTGCTTCAAGACACTGACCTGCATAAATAGTACCTGATGCTATGTAATCGTAAGCAAATGTTCCTTCCTGAACTATAATATCATCTGTAGGACTTGTAAATGTCATAATATCCTCCTAGATTCTTAAGTCAAGAGAACCTTAACAGTTCCATTTGCTGTAGCCTGTGTTTCTAATGCTACTCCTATTTTTTTACCTGCTGCTGCTCCATCTTGAGTTACTTTTCCTTCGTATGCTGTCATCAAATCATCACCTATATTACAGTTACTTGCTCCAGAAACTATACATCTAACTATATTTCCTGGGCCATAGACTGCAACTTTTTCACCGTTATCAGCTTGGTATGCTGCTACTCCAATAAAATTATCTACAGCTCCTGCTGTAGTTGTTCCTGCCGCTTTTACGTACATACCTACATTTCCTGGACCATGTTCTGGGACCACACATTGGCCTCCATAAACTGTTCCAGATGCAGTGTAGTCAAAAGCGAATGTGCCTTCTTGAATTATTATGTCATCTGTTGGGCTTGTAAAAGACATAATCTACCCCTTTTTAATTTTTACATTGATAAATTACATTGAACATTATTCTTTAAAGTAAACTGAACCACGTTCTATTTTTATTGGATTATCCTTTTCCAAAGTTACTTCTTCGTCAGCTTTAACTGTTTTAGGCTCTCCTTTATCCTCTGTGATTAAATTGGACTTTGATAGAGTTTTTATTTGTAATTCTAAGGCATTGATTTGGTCATCTCGGGCTTTTATAGCCAGTTTTAATTCATCCTTATCAGCTAATTTAGTAAGCCTATCAACCACTGCATTTAGATTTCCGATAGCCTCAGACATTTTCTCTGGATATGGATATTTTGATGGCTCTTTAGGATTTGGATAATTTTCATCCTCTTTTGGTTTGTCCTCTTTTGGTTTCTCAGGAGGTGCTTCTTCCTCCTCCTCTTCTTCCTCTGGTTTCTTTGCAGGAGGTAATTTCTTGCTTTCTATCCATGCCTTAGCTATATCTTGAGCACTTGATTTTGGATTATTTATAATGTAATCCAACATGAATAATGCTAAATCCTCCACATTTTTTAAATTAGCATTTTCTTCTGGTGTAGATTTATCTTCAGGAGGTATTTCCTCTTCTGAAATTTTAGTCTCATTTATTAGAGTTTCAAGAGCATTTATTCTGCGTTCTATTTCTGAAAATTTATCTTGTTCTACAGGTTGATCTATTGGTGTGATTTCAGCATCTTTCTTTTCTTCTTCCTTTGGTGTTTCAGCTTTTGATACAGTTTTTGTTTTCATTTCATCATTTTCTATATTACATTCATTACATACATCAACTTTTGACTTTGATACTACTACAAATCCAGATTCTTCATTGACTGGATCAGTGCAAACACTAACCTCAAATATGTGTATTTCATCTAAGATTTCTACACATTTCTTTTCATCACATTTTTCATGGGATTTTAGAACTTCACATCCTATGGAAAATCCATTTATATCTCCATTCAAAATGCTATCCCAAATTTCGTTGGCAGTTTCTAGATCTTGTCTAATTTCACATACTATAAATAATCCTTTCTCATCAACATGAGTCTTATAGTCACCAAATCCTTCAATTATTCTACCAATTTGGATACTTTGATGAACTAACATTAGATTAGAATAGTATGGGTCTAATAATAAAGTGTCTATTCCTTTCTTTAAAGTTTCTATTGGAATGAACTGTTCTTCACTATCAACTACGGCTACATTTGCATAACCTGCTATTATTCTTTTCCCATTAGTTTCATCTTTGGAGAAAAATTTGATATTACCTCTAAGATCAAATGGAATTTTAGACATATAAATAGTATCTAAATTTTTAACTGGAACAAGATTTAATTCATATATTGGGATATATGATGTGTAGCTACCAGCATTATTGAAATGTAAATGTAAATATTTAGGTGTATCATCATAAGGACATTGTAAAATTTTAGAGAAAAGTCTGTAAAGTCTAAAACTGATGGCTTCTTTAACTTTATCACTTAAATCTTCTCCCCTAATAACTATATCGATATCATTGTTGCTTTTTCCTTGTGTTGCCATAGAGCCAACTATCATAGCAAATGGTTTTCTGATGGATATCTGTTTCAATTCTGGAAGTATAGATTTTAATTCCAAAGTTAGTTCTAAATTACCTCTACCACTTGATGGACAATTAGCATATTGTTGGATTTCAGCTTGCTCTGATAATTCTTTTATATTCATGATTTCTGAAATACCTCCTTTAATTTTTTAAATATTTCCTCTCTGATAAATTCAGCTTTTTGACGAGCTTTTTCAGCTACTATCCTAGCATCTTCAGCTTTAATCCTAGCATCTTCAGCTATCTGTCTAATTTCTTCTAATTTAAAGAGTCTCTCTTCTATAGTTAAGATATAGTCTTCGAATTTCTTAAATATTTCATTATTATTGGATTTTTTATTCATAAATACTTATTTATTGCTTTATATAAATAAATTAAAAACATTAATGTTAAAATCGCTTTACATACACCAAGAAGTGATCTAAAGAGGATGTCATCAAAATTCACATTAATAATCTCAATTATTCTAAGTAAACTATTAAGAGCCCATATTCCAAGAACTCCACTAAATGTAAGAACTAATGCCTTGTTTTGAAATTTTTGATATATCTCGTATACATAGCGAAATGCAATTAATATAATAACGAATACACAAACCTCTGAAAATAATAATATTTGTTCCATTATTTCTTTCCTCTCTCTTCTATATAATTATCTAGATTATTCAAGAATAAAACATATAATAATATTTTATCCTTATTTGAATGATGGATTTCATCATTAATCAAACATCTTAGCTTTTCTAGTTCATTGGCATTCATTAAGGATTTTTTTTCATATTTTTCCAATAAACTATCCAATTCCACTTTATGTGGGGAATGTAAAATTTTTGGTAATTCCCTATCAACCCAATTCCAGAATGGAGTAATCTTTGTTTCTAGTGATGTAATTCTTTTTTCAATATCAGTTTTAAATATTATTAGGTCATTTATTTTGTTTCTAATTATTAGATAGATGAAAGCAAGAATAGATATAGAAACTCCAATTGCAGATACAAATGAATCTATATCCATAATTATCCCGTATAAGGAACCCACATATTAGCACTTGGATCCCATTTAAACATACATACAGCTAATGCATTTCCATTTGTCATCGAACTGGGTTTAAAACCAGTAAAATTAATTATAGTAGATGAAAATACACTACCGGATACGCTAGTGGGGCCTGATGCTCTATAACCGCCGATCAAACTCATCTTATTCACCTGTTATATTACTAACATTAAATAGATTATCAATCCATTTATTACATAATTCTCTATGTTTTTCCTTATTATTACAAGAAAACGAAAGATGAGTTTTTCTTGGTATAGGTATAACTAATATATCATTAATATGATGGTAATCAATTTCAATCTCTGACGGATAAAAATTATCAAATAATTCTATAAATAAATATTTTCTTCTTCTAGAATTTTTTTGGGAGTCATATTTTTTAATTTTATCTGGATTATTTTTTCTCCATTTTTGAACTGACTCATAAATTAATTTTTTAACATATTTTTTCTCTTTATATTTTTTTCTATTAAGTTTATATTTTTCAGTTTCTCTATAAGTTTTAACTGCCTGTCTTTGGCGTTCATCATAATTACCAATATATTTTTTTTTAGAAATTCTTTTATTTGGATGTAAATTATTATAATAACTGTTACTTTTTAATCTATCACATTTTTTACAATAAATTCTTAAACCATCTGATTTATGTCTGTCTTTATTAAACTGAGTAGTTAAAAATTCAGTTTTACAACAACTACATAATTTAGTTAGACTCATAATTCCCTCTCTCTATTAACATATAACATTATCTTAATTTACTTTCTAAATATTTGTATCTATTATTAAATTCTTTTAAACAAGCATCGATATTAAGATTTTTATCATGAACTTGCCTATGACAATATATACAAAGTGTAATGAGGTTGTCTGAAGACTCATCCCCACCTTCACATTTTAAGATTTTATGATGAACATTTAGCATCGGTTGCTCTTCACCGCAAAGTTGACAAGTATGATAGTCCCTATTTAATATCTGTTTAGAAATATTATTCCAATATGTAGTTTTATAAAAATTCCTGTCCTCGTCTGTTAAATTTGGATTCCATCTATTATTTTTAGGTCCATATCTCACTGGAGGTGGATTAGCTTTTCTACTACATTCATTTGAACAATATTTACCAATTTTACTCTTATGTTTTGGATGCCAAGAAAATTCCTTTCCACAATATTGACAAATTTTATTAATCCATGGAGTTTTAAGTGACTCCCAATAACATTTACGACTACAATATTTTCTCAATGCTAGATGCCTTCTAGGTATAGAAAATTCTTGTTTACATTGTGGACATATCTTTATGGATGTTTTCATGATAATTTCCTTTTATAAAGTTCCTGGCTATCATTTCTATATACCTCTCGCCCAATTCCTTTAACATCTTCTGATGGTATTAGCCAGTGAGAATCTGTACAGCTATGCATTATAGGATCAAGTGGAAGTGGATTGCTAATAGATTTCCAAATTTCAAATCTATTTCTAGTCCCATCATTTAGACACTTTATGGTGAATTTTCCATTTAATATATCATCATTTGCCTTTTCTTTATATAAGAACCATTCTTTTAAATCGTCTCTAACGACTCCCTCTATTATTTTACCGGAGCAAATATGCATCATATAAGCATAATCTTTAGCTGTTGCTCCTATTCCCCCAGGTTGAATCCAATAGCTAGATTCTCCTAAATCTAATGAAGCTGCTATCTTGGCTCCTTCCTCATCTAATGCTGGTATAGTTTCTTCATCTAATGATTTCTTAATATATCCTGGCGGTTCTCCAGAAGGTTTTGATACTACCATCGAATGGCTGACATTTATTCCTCCCGCTGTTTCTCTCCTTTCCCCTTTAAATGTTTTAATCATATTTTGAATATTTTCTTCTGTAACAACAACTTGAACTAATTTTGGCAAATCTTCAAAATTGCATCTTATATCAGTGTGATAAGAATTTCCTATTAGAACTTTCCACAATGGAGTTTTTCCACTTTTTACTGATTCATATTGCTCTGGAGTAATGGATCTAATGTGAAGTTGAGCCCAAAATTCTCCTTTCTTTTGATCTACATACAAACTTTTAGGTAAAGGTTCTCCTGGTTTAGCTAGTTCTTTATAAATTTTTCCAGGTATTCTTTTTTTATTAACCCATTCTTGGATTTCTTCTTTAGCTATTTCTGCTAGTCTCATTATGTCAGCTATTGATGCTGGATATTTATAAGAAAGATCTCTTAATTCTCTTTCAACTAATTCTCTATCTATTTGTTCACTGATTACTGTCATTAATCTAGATTCCACAACTTCCTCACCTGGTAGATTTTCATTTGGAGGTGCGTGATGCCCGGATGGTTTATAATCTCCTATCTGTTCTTGTTGTAGATCTGGATTCATTACAGATTGCTCTATTCTAGTAATTTCTTCTATTGGCATTCTTTTTGGTTGGAATTGTGAAAGTTTATCTAATACTTCTAAAGAGTCTGATATATTTTTTTCTGGAATCTTTTCAGCATATCTTGATATATAAGTAGAATATCTTGGATAATTCTGGAATTTAGGATTTTCTGTCTTTAATACCTCTTCAGTAAGAAATCTCACTATATCACCTTTATTAATTTCTTCTTTTGGCTTTGCATTATCAGATTTACCAAGTATCATTACCCATCTATCGGATGCCATCAAAGACCTCTGGTTTATTTTCATATTTATGATGACAAGACCAGCAAAGTGTAATTAAATTATTTGGAGAATCATCAAATGTTAAATTTCTTTTATCTATGTGATGAACACATATTTTTCCTTTTGCCCCACATAATTTGCAAGTATAATTATCCCTAATCCAAATATCATTTCTTATTTTTTCCCATTCTTCTGAATCGTAGAAAGTTGATTTACCACCATTCCAATGAGGATTATTTTCTTGTAATAGTATTTCTTTATAATCTTCGGACATGCATTTCATTGAACAATAAGTTTTATGATTTAAATCTGGAAGAGAACCACCACAATATTTACAGATTCCATAGCTACCTTTATAATTTGGATTATTTTTCCCTGTGAAATCTCTTCCTTTAAATCCACACTCTGGACTACAATATTTTTGGGATTTCTGTTTATATTGAAATTCTTTACCACAATACTTACAAAATCTTGTTTTATTTATTTTTTTATGAAATTTATGAATTGTTGAAACCCTGATTTTTTCTTCTGGATGCTCACTCCACCATTGTTTTTTCTTATTACTTATTATTTTTCTAATTTCAGGTGAGAATTGCATCTTTACCTCTATAAAATTTATTATCTCTAATTACACCAATAGAATTATACCACTCAGAAGTTCCAACATTTATAATATTTTTGGCATAATCCTCAGAAATATCTATTCCAATAAGAAAATTAAATGTGTCTTTACTATTTTTAACCAGATATTTTTCTAATATGATTGCATCAATCTCATAGAATTTCTTTAATTTCCCCCATCCCTTATTTTGTGGAGTTTCATACTGATGATTGATATCCTTTATCATCACTCCTTCAGAAAGATATTTGGGTCTACCAATTTTATTACTTAATATCCTATCTATAATTTCATTTATTTCATTGAGGTCAGATCCATCTACTAGAAAGGAGTCTGAGCTCTGTTTTTCTATCCAAATATGTTCTGTTGGTTGTATTCGCTGTAGATATTCTACTCTTTCATGTAGAGGATGATTTCTGATATCTTGTCCTTCAAAGACGAGTATGTCGAATACAAATATGTTTGCAAATTCAGCCAGTTTTTCTGGAGGGAAATTAGTTGCATTCAATAGAGAATTTGCAGTGGTTCTGTGGAGAATCTCATCTCCTTTTACTGCTATAAATTCTCCATCCAGAATAGTGTTATCAGGTATGTTGTTTAGTTCCTTAATTATGAGGGGAAGTCTTCCTGAAATGTCAGGAGATTTCTTTTTTAATAGTTCTGGGTCAACGTAAGTGAATGGCTCTCCATTTATTTTTCCAAGGGATAATCTAAGACCATCACATTTAGGGTCAATTAATAATTTCTTCCCAGACCATCCAGCTGATTCTAATTCTTCTTTCAAGAGATTAAGTTCGAATCTGTAATATGGCTTAGAAGTTGAATAATAGTCTGGGGTCAGTGCTAGTTTTTTATTTGACTCTTTTTCAATTCTTCAAGGTCTGCTTTTATTTGTTCCAATTCAGATTTAATCTGTTTCATTATATCTTTTTTAACACCAGATGGTTTCTTCCCACCTGTAGCTTCTCTATATTTTTCATAGCACATTCTTTGGATTTGTTCTGAATCTCTATCTGGACTTCTTTCTGTTTCAAATTTTATGCATCTAGATACATATGTTTGTTCATCTTCATTTGGGTTAACATCTGGAAGAGCTTTTAAATCACATTCTGGGCATTCATTCATTTCATCTTCACCTCCTCTATATCCACTAGCATGTGCTGCTTGTCCTTGTTTATCTGCCTTAGATCTTGCTCGCTTCATAGACTCTTCATCTCCTGGGGTGTAATAATAATGTGCTCCAGAATTTCCCCATTGACAATAAGTTCCCTTTGAATCTCTTTTACCGCATTTAGTTGGCATCTATATTACCACTTCTGTAATTACATAATAAAGGCCCAGAGCAAAAAGGACCCAATAACATATTATTTCTATTGTTTTTAATAGCTGTTTATTTTCCATATTTATCTTCTATAATTATATGACAGTGGAAATGATCAAATATTCTTCTTGCTTTTGTTCTTAGTGTTATATTGTTTCCAAAAACATTTCTACATCTATATAATATCCTACCCCAAGTTTCTTTACTTATATTTGGGGTATGATCTTTGAATACTAGCATTGGAATTTTACAGGTTTCACAATCTATTATGATAAATTCAGAATCTAATATATCATTTTCACTATTAGGCCAATAGAGTTTAGTTCTTACTTTTTTATCTAGGAATATATCGCAAAGTGGACACCCAGCTACTAATAAAGGCTTATCCTTCATAGAAATCTAATAATCTTTCCGTCTTTAGTTTCCATTATAAGAAAATCTGAAATATCAATAGATGCATTCCATCTACAATGATAGCATTCCTTATTATAATTTTTACATTTTTTATAAAATGAACAAACTATCTTTGTTTCAGTCATAATTCCTCGGAGCTGGTCCATTTTCTATTATACGGGTTTTCGCATCAGCTGGCATAGTTACAATAGCAGCTCCTATATATTCTATATCACCAGCACATTTTTTATTGATATTTGAATCCCAATAATCATTGGACATAATTTCAACTGATAACCAATTAATCATTCCTGCATCTATTTGAGAAATGACATCTCTAGCTGTTTGAGTTATAGGAAATATATATAAATCTCCTCTAAGACTTTTATCTCTATAGTAAGTATTTTTTACAAAACCAAGTCGTTTAAGGACCTCATAAGAATGATCTATATTGAGATAATTTTCTTTCCAATTTACTGCACTTTTTTTGAGATTATCTTCTGTATAATATACTGGATAGCTAGACATAGAATCGGTATATTCACCGGGAGTTAATAGTATTGCTTCTCTATATATTCTTACGTCTGTGCTTTTTGTTAGAACTTTTGCGTTGTAGTTTAGAGGAACTATGGGGTTGTGGATATTTTTCTTCATCAACATTCTCTTCATTTTCAACATTGGGCTCTTCTTGAGGAGTTGGTACCTCCTTATCATGTCCAATTTCTTTTGGACCATACCCAAACATAGCTCTAACTTCATCAATTGTAAATGGTTTCTCCTCTCCTCGTCTTGGGTCATATCCCCTTAAAAGGTCCCCAAGCCATTTTGCTTTTACAGCTTCATCAGCATCGGTAACTGAATTAAATTTTATTTTAACTAAATTGGGCTCAAATCCATTCTGTGCTAATATCTTGTTTAATACTTCTAATCTTAAAAGATTAGCTATTCTAATTTGGAATGTTCTTATCATTCTCTCATATAGCATTTGACGAACTGATGCAGTTGCTTCTGTGGAACCTTTTCCCATTCCTAAAGCTTCTGGAGGACAGAGTAAGCCTGTAATTAATTGTTGTAGAAATGTTCCTGAATATTCTTCTACACCAGCTACTCCCTTTTCATCTATAGCTTTTACATCCACTAATCCTGGGACTATAATCTCATTAATGTATGTTATATCTTCTAGTTCATTTTTAATATCTGTAAATATTTCCGGTGGAGGGAATTCTTCTTCAGTCCCAACCTTAACTAGATATTTAGAAGTATTACCTGATAATATTACTTTGCCATTTCTTCTAACAAAGAATACGTGATTATCAACATAAACACAATAAACCTTTCCTTTATAATATTCTTCTTCAATCAAATGATTATAGAATATTGGTTCCATCCCTTGTATTTTTCTTATCCTAACATCATAAGTATCTTTCCATTTTTCATTTGTAGACTCTTTAAATTTAATTGTAGTTGAATACCCTAATTTAATTGATATCTCTTGGACATCATCCGCTAATTGCTTTGATGTTGTATAATAATAATATTCAGTATCACTAACTTTATGTCCATCTCCCATTAATAAAGTGTCTAATAATAATTTAAGATGTTTCCTTGGATAATTCTTAACTTCTACTGGAATAAATTTTTTATCGTGCTTTCCAAATTGCTTAAAATATTTACAGAGTTCACTGCTATATAATCTAAATTCATGAGAATACCCTGTTGCATTTTCTCTGAATCTATGATAATCTTTACATTTTAAAGGAAGAGTATGCATAAATTCATCTAGCTCTAAATAATGTTTTGAATTTTCATTCTGATGTATTATTATCTCTTTATCATGATGTAGAGATCCTTCTGAAAGATACCATCCTAATAACTTGATGTATTGATCATATGACCATCCAGAAAATTCCTTTGGTAATTCAGATAATTCCCCAATGAAATTCTCTGTGTAGGTTTTAAATTTAAAACAACTTGTTTCTCTATTTTTAGTCTTTTTGTAATCTGTCCAATACTCTTTCCCATCAAATCGATGCTTAAATTTCCAATAATGTTCATGGTCTGGGGTGGTTAATAGGTCTATATAATCAGTCTCATATTTATCAAGTTTCCCATCCCAATCATATTCTACATATTCCTTTGGAATTTTATATTCTAAACAACTTTTATCTGGATTGTAAGTAGCTACTTCATCAATATTCTTTGCTAAATCCTTAAATAACTTCCATCCATTTTTAGTAAGTATTTCTGTCTTATCATCGTAACATCCATGTCTTATAATAGCATTTGCTATAGCTTCATCAGTGGCTATTTTCCTATCTAAAGTCCCTTTTGAAGGTTGTATTAATGATATTCCATAAGGACTTTTTGATCTGGTAAAGAATTTTATATGAATAATGTCTTCAGGTTTCAAAATAGTTTTTTGTAATATTCCTTGTATTTTTTGTTGATATCCTGTTATAATTCCAAATTTATCGGTGTTGATAACCATGGTAATTGGATCCACTGTTTTAAGAGATGTTATCTTATTGTTAGAGTTTTTGACTATTTCTATAAAAGCATCCCCATATACTAAAGCGTAAATAACATTATCAAGTAGCAATAAATCTATATCCAAATAGTCTAGATATTTTTGTATTAGTTCCTTAGCCTTTAAATCATTTGATGTTAGATTATAGCCTACCATTATTGTAGTCCATGCTATAGTTTGGATTGCGGCAAATACTGTATTCTCATTTTCATAATAATCCCAAAATTTCTTAAGAAGGCTCTCACTTCTTTCTGGGGAGGACATCCCTCCCATTTGGGTTTTACCTGTTGCTATTATAGTTTTAGGTCTACCATCATCTAGCAAATAGATAGATTTTTTAGGAAAACCTAAAAACTTTCTTAATGAACTTTTCATTCCCATTAGTATTCACTTTATTATTAAATTAAGACTTTTTTCTTTCTATGGAGCCTTTTTTAGTTCCAGATAATAGTATTTCTACGGTAGTTACATTTCTATTTTCAAAAGGTTCGCTACCGACCTTTACTGTGTATTCTGGATTATCCAAATAATCTCTAACTAGGATAGCTAATACATCCAGAGCTCTCTTAATATTATTTCCTCTTGCTACAATTTTAATTGTTTTCTCCTTTCCTAAAGAAAAGAAACAAGCTGAAATATACCTGGATATATCCTTTCCTCCTATATATATCTCTTCAGTTGAAATTAAAAACACCTCTTTAGATTTTTACGATTTTATAGAATTTATTAACATCTGATGATTTCTTGATTATAGTCTCTTTAGTTGAGGATAACATATTTTTGACTTCCATCCAATCTATTTTCTTCTCATTTTCTAGCTGTGAACTTTGTATAGCAAATGAGAGACTATCTATTGTATCATCATACATTCCTCTAGGATACATTATTAATTCATCAGCCCAACTTGCTAATATTGGGTTTATTAGTATTCTATTGGTTTCAAATAATACTGATAATCTTTGAACTCTAATGTCTTTACCATATACAGAAGATGATTTGATAGGAAATATTGGTAATGTACTCATCTCCATAAATTGATCTGTTATTATCTTCTGTTGAGCCCCAGCTTCAATTCCTATCTTAGATGGGTGCCATTTTTCATCAAAAGATTTTATCAATTCAAATTGATGAAACATAGAGGCATGAGTTCTTATACCATCTAGAACATACACACATCCATCTTTAATTCCTATAACTGTAATTGTGAAATAGTCAGAATCTTCCCCCTTAGAAGCCAAGTCTACTCCCATAAAAGTTTCATAAGGGGGAATTATATTCTTATATTCACTCATAGCTAATTGTATCCAATCCATTTTTATTGGAGATTCACCAGTTGATATTATGTTATTTTGATATTGTAACTCAAACGATACCATTCCTTGACTTTTTATTTTTTGTAGTTCTTCATAGCTATATCTTTCTGGCCAGAGAACCTCTTTGGTTTCATCATTTATTATAGCTTGATATCTTTTTGATATATAACCTGGTATATTAGCTATGAAATTATGAAAATCATTTTCATGCCATCTAGTCCCTATACAGACTATTTTTCCTTTCTTTGGTACTTTCATAGGTTTGAGTGTATTATTATACCAACTTTCTACCTTTTTTCTCTGTAATGGAGTTCCAGTATTTTTTTGATCTATAATATCATCTAACACTATCAATTCATAATGTCCGCCAATCATAGATGCTGTTATCCCAAATACAGATAATGTAGGTTCTTTATGAGCAATTCCAGTACTTCCAGCTCTCATAACTCTTAAGGTAGAACGGGACCATTCTCTACTCCATCCCCTCTGTTCCCCAAAGATTTGCTTTAGTGTTTCATTTCTTTCCAAGTGATGCTGAATAAATGTCATCATTTCATCAGCTTTGTCTTGGTTAATTGTTACTATTAGAATTCTTATATTAGGATCTGTAACTATTCTCCAAATTATATAAGCTCCAATCATAAATGTCTTTCCATGATCCCTAGGAGCTTGAAACGATACGAAATCACTGCTTTCTATCATATCTAACCATTCTTTATGGAAATCCTTACACTGTAAGCCAAGGATATCTACAATAAATGGTTCTGGTTTTAATGCGTATTTTAGAATCTCTATATCTTTATCCATGTATCGATTAGAATAAAAAAACATATAACATTTTATTTCATTCTCTTTTAGTTTCTTAATATCTAGAAGCTAAATCCAAAGCTGAATGTAAGACCTAGTATTTTTTGGAATAAGAAAATTAATCCCAAAAATGGCAATATCCATTTTCCAGCTGTGGTTAACCATGCGTCTATATCCATATCTTGATCACCTTTTTCCTCAAATTCACATCACAAACATACCAAGGCCCTTCAAGAATTAAAATGAATCCAAAGGATTTGTAATATCAAAAAAGAACCGAAGTATGATTATTCATTATTTATAATAATACCTGTAGCTGGGTCTACTCGTACAGTAGCTACGTCATTTCTGTGCTTCATCCAATTTATAAGTGCATGAATCAATGGTGCTAATATAGCCAGTATTCCAGCATATTCTGGATAATCTATCGTTAATTCTGGTATTACAGAATCTGCAACCCATGCTAATGCGGTTATTAATAAAAGTATAGCTAATTCTATTAAATATTTTTCTATAGTCTTACCTAATTTATAACCAGGAACCTCCATTGTTACATATTCAGGCATTTACATTTTCCTCCTTGATAATTTCTTGAGATGTCTCCTTGTCTTTTGTTTGAGATATCTCTTCAAATACGTTAAATATTTTTTCTCTACATACAGGGCATAAATCTCTCGCCCACTCTAATAGCATAATTTTAATATTTTGCTCCTTTTTCATATTAATATTGTAGATATTTGAAGTTTGTCTAATTCCATATTGAGCTAGTGAGGTCCAATTCTTTCTCGATTGGTCTATATTATTTGTTGTTTCTCTTATAGCCTTAAGTATTAGTTCACTATTATCTTCTTTCTCTAGTTTATTCAATAAATTTACACACTTATTATAAAGGGTATCAGTTTTCTTATCTAAAGCTTTCATTCTGGTATTAAATTCTCTAACGAATATATCAACGGGATCTTTACCTTCACCTATTTCTTCTACCATTTTACTTTTATCTCTGCTATTCCTGTATCTCATTATGCTCATAGAGGATAGATTTTGTAAATCTATGATATCTGAATGACTATTTTTTATGGTAGTAGCCACTTGTTCAAGGCTCATACCACTATCTAACATAGCATCTACCTCAGATTCCAAATTATACTTTAAAATTTTATTTTCTTTTACCATATATACTCAAAAGTAAATGTACCCTTCCATCCTTCCCGGCTTAGCATTGCCTCACCATATTTGACGAAAAAAGAATTTGAAAGGATATGTGCACATTTCTTCCTTCCTCAATTATATTATATGGTGAGAAGTTTTTTATAGTAGAAAAAATCCCTCCTGTTGTCAATCGGAAAGTATATAAACCCCCTATTCACGATTTGATCCGTTATACCACAATATTTTTAAAGGCCTATACACTTCAAATATATAAATAAATGCTACCAGCCAAATGTTTCCCGGCTGAGGTCTTCCTTCTGGAAATCGTTATAGTTTGGAATTGTAACTAAGCACAGCCTCCAAGAGGCAATAGATATTTTTAAGGTTTGTTTATGTCTAATGTATATCTATTGAATTTAAATCTTACTAAATAGTGGGAGAAAAGTATTTAAAGGGGGAAAGCATTTAGGTTGATTGTTAAGGAGAAATGATATAGGTTTCTGGGAGAAACCATAATTATATCACTAAATACTTAACAAAAGATATATAATAGGAGAAGTGAAAAAAATGAAAACAGGAAATAATAAATTAAATGAAAAGCAAGTGAAAACCTTTCAGGAGAAAGTGAATAAGATAAAGAGTGCAACAGGAAATAAATATAAGAAATTATTAACATTAGTTTCTGGTTGCATTAAGAAAAAGGCACTAATTCCTTATCAGGAATATAAATTATTTAATAAGATATATGCCGAAATTCTGGAACAGGAATTTAATAACAAAAAAGTAAATAAACAAAGCCAAAAAGTATCTGGGGTTTCCCAAGTTTCAAGTGCAACAAGTGAATTAGATGAACAGGAATTAATAGACAAAGTTGCTGAATTACTTAATTCCAAAGAAACCCTGACAGAAACACAGGAATTTATTAACAAGTTAAATATCAAAGTTAAGGAGAGAAACGAAGTTGGTTATAAGGGATAAATAATATCTTTCTCAAATTTGTGGTGTAAATCCTGATAATAGGGAGAAATATGTGAATTTAATTCCTATAAACAGGGAAATGAAAACAGGAATTAAATACAATTTATAGCCAAAACACAATATCTATGAGAGCAACTAAATGCTATATACAATATATGGTATATATTTCTGGTTTTGGGATTGGTAAAAATGGCTAATGAGAACAGGAAACTAAAACTATTAGTTGAGAGTGAAATAAGGTTAAAGGATTTGGTTATAAGGAGAAAATAATAATCATTAGATAGAGTAACGGCACTAAATATATAAGTAACT